ATGCTGCTTGAGCGCCCTAGGGTCTTGACAAGGGGGGAGCGCTGATGCCAAGAGGCGGCCCTGCACCAAAGCCGACGGCCTTGCGCCTCATCGAGGGGAATCGCGGGCATCAGAAGCTCAACAAGAATGAGCCAAAGCCTACGCCGATTCGACCGACGCGCCCGGAGTGGATGCTGCCGGAGGCGAAGCGCGAGTGGGTTCGCATCGTCCCGGAGCTCGAGAGAATGGGCCTTTTGACCATCGTGGATCGGGGGGCTCTTACCGCCTACTGCCAGGCGTATGCGCGAGCGGTTCAGGCGGAGGCCGTGCTGACCAAGAAGGGGATGACGTTTGAGACACCCAACGGTTACATCCAGCAGCGCCCAGAGGTCTCGATAGCACTGAAGGAATGGCACGCCGTGCGCGCTTTCGCTTCTGAGTTCGGCCTGACTCCTGCGGCGCGCACGCGCATTCAGGTGCCCAAGAGCGAGAGCGAAGACGATTGGCCGGAGCTCGATTGATGCATGAACACCTCCTACTACAGCAAGGAACGCGCACAGAGGGCGGTCAACTTCATCGAGCACCTGCCCCATACCAAGGGGCGCTGGGCGGGCTCCAAGTTCAAGCTGGAGAAGTGGCAGCGCGAGGACATCATCGAGCCGCTCTTCGGGACGCTGAATGCGGACGGCAACCGCCAATACCGCACGGCCTATATCTCAGTCCCGCGCAAGAACGGGAAGTCGACGCTGGGCGCGGCGATAGCGCTCTATCTTCTCTTCGGGGACGGCGAGCAGGGAGCGGAGGTCTACAGCGCGGCTTGCGACCGCGACCAGGCGAGCCTCGTCTTCGACGTTGCCGCTCAGATGACACGGCGCAGCGCACCCTTGGCGAAGCGCGCCAAGGTTATCGACTCGACCAAGCGCATCATCCTCCCGAAGACGGGGAGCTTCTACAGGGCCATTGCAGCGGACGTCGCCGGGGCCTGGGGCTACAACGTGCACGGCCTGATAGCCGACGAGCTGCACGCCTGGCCAAAGCGCGACCTCTGGGATGCGCTGTCAACGGCCTCCGGCGCGAGGTCGCAGCCCTTGATCGTGGTGATCACGACGGCGGGATGGGACAAGACTTCGGTCTGGCACGAGGTCTATCAGTATGCGAAACAGGTGCTTGATGGCGTTGTCAAGGACCCGACTTTCTTCACCTACATCCGCGAGCCCGTGGAGGGCGCGGACTGGCGCAGCCGTAAGGTCTGGCGGGCCTGTAATCCGGGCCTGGGCACATTCAGGGACATGGGCGAGATGGTAGCGCAGGCGCTCCAGGCGAAGCACTCACCGGCGAAGGAGAACACCTTCCGGCGGTTGTTGCTCAACGACCCCAAGACGGTACAGGCGAACCGCTGGATAGACCTGGAACTTTGGGATGAGAACGCGGGCATCGTCGACGAGGCTAAGTTGCTGGGGCGCACGTGCTACGGCGGGCTCGACCTGGGCGAGACCAACGACATGACGGCCTGGGGCTTGCTCTTCCCTGGCGAGCGTGACCTCCTCGAGGTTCTGATGCGCTACTGGGTGCCCGAAGAGCGCCTCGCCGACAGCGACAACCCGCACCGCACGCTCTACCAGACGTGGGTGCGCCAGGGCTGGCTCAAGACGACACCCGGCGCGACCATCCGGGGGCCGTTCATCACGGCGCAGATCCTCGAAGACGCGAAGCGCTTCAAGCTCGTGAGTACGAACGTTGACCCCTGGCACGCCAAGGACATCGCGCTCGACCTGACTGACGCGGGCCTAGAGGTGGCCCAGCTCGGTCAGTCTTTCAGTGGATTGTCGGGTCCAACCGCTGAGTTCCATCGACGCCTCCTGGAGCGCAGCCTACGACACGGGGGCAATCCTATCCTGCGTTGGAATGTGGACAACTTGTCGGTGCGCCAGGACCCCGCCGGCAACTTGAAGCCCGACAAGGCGGCGTCGAGCGGCAAGATCGACGGCGTGAGCGCTCTCCTCAATGCGCTCGACCGGGCCATGAGGCACGAGGAAAAAGAAGTGATGTGGACATCAGCATGATACGAAAAACGCTCTCGGCAATCGGCAGAGGGTTCAAGGGCATCACTATGCGCTGGGCGGGGCAGGGCCGGCCGTGGTGGTCTGCCGGCCGGCTACCGGGGACGCGCTTCGACTACGCGAAGGAGGTCGGCGACGGCAGCCGCTCCAATATCGTCGTCGCCGTCGTCAACTGGATAGCGCGAACCTTCCCGGAAGCCCCGGTCATGGTAGTGGACGAGAAGCCCGACGGCGGCAGGGAGCGCGTGCCTGGGCACCCCATGCTCAAGCTGCTTGAGAGGCCCAATCCCTACTACTCCGGTGCGCTGCTGTGGAAGGCTACCGTTGCCGACCTTGCCCTCACTGGCAACGGCTACTGGTTGAAGGTGCGCTCCCAAGCGGGCAAGGTGGTGCAGTTGTGGTGGGCGCCGTCATCCATGATTGAACCCAAGTGGCCGGAGGACGGCCTGACCTTCATCTCCCACTACGAGTACAAGCCCGACCCCCTGCGCGACCCGTTGAAGTTCGCGGAGCAGGATGTTATCCATTTCCGCGACGATATCGACCCCGACAACCTGCGCAAGGGGCGCTCTCAACTGTACTCGCTGATGCGCGAAATCTTCACCGACGAAGAGGCGGCGAACCTGACGGCCAGCCTCATGCGCAATTTGGGCATCCCCGGTGTCGTGTTGTCGCCGAAGGGACCCGGCGCCGGCGCCAGTCCCGAGGCGGCGGAGAAAATCAAGGAGGACTTCAAAGCGAAGTTCGGCGGCGACAGGCGCGGTGAGCCCATGGTAATGACGGCGCCGACCGACGTGAGTGTGCTGTCCTTCTCGCCGGAGCAGATGAACCTGCGCAACCTGCGACGTGTCCCCGAGGAGCGCGTGACCGCCGTCTTCGGCGTGGCCGCGGTTGTGGTAGGTCTGGGCGCGGGCCTCGACCGCTCGACCTTTACCAACTTCCACGAGGCGCGAGAGGCCGCTTACGAGGGCAACATTATCCCCACTCAAAAGCTCCGGGCGGCGGATCTGCGCACCCAACTGCTGCCCGACTTCGACAAGCGCCCAAGTCTCGATGTGGAGTTCGACCTGAGCCGCGTGCGCGTCCTACAGCCTGACATGGACCATCTCTTCTCGCGCATGGGCGCGGGAGTCAACGCGGGCTTTGTGATGGTTTCTGACGCCCGCCGAGCGGTGGGGCTCCCGGTGAACCCCGAGCACGATATCTTCATCCGTCCCATGAACATGATTGAGATACCGGCCTTCGGCGGCAAGGCGGCGCACAGAGGCGCGGTCAAGGCGGCGCACAGAGGCGCGGTCAAGGCGGCGAAGGCGCGCACCGTCGCAGTCCGCCGGCAGCTTGCCCAGGCACATCGCAGCCTCTTTGAAGAGGTAGCGGCAAGCCTTGTTGCCGGCGAAGAGAAGGACATCATGCCCCTGGCGCGCCGGCTGGTGGGGCCGAAGAAGGCGCACGGCACAAAGGCGATGGCTGACTTTGTTGCGGCCAACGACGCCTATTACGAGACCTACCCGTCTGTGGTGAAGAAGGCGATGCTGCCCGTCGTCATGACCTACGGCGAAGCGGTGCTGGGAGTGGCGGCGGCGGAAGTCGGCGCGCAAGCGGCTATGACGCCGGAGATGATGGCGTTCCTCGATGCCTACGCTGAGGGCATCGGGACCTTCTGGGCGAGCTCTTCCCGAGGCCAGATTCGCAGCGTGGCGGAGAAGGCCATCGCTGAAGGTGTCGCCCCAGTTGAAGCCCTCACGGGACGCTTCGCTGAGTGGGCGGAGAAACGACCGGGCAAGACGGGAGATTGGGAGACCAGTCGGCTGGGTAGTGCCGTGAGTACAGAGACGTATCGCAAGGCCGGACTGTCGGCCAGATGGGTGGCAGGCGCGGATGCTTGCCCCATCTGCGACGACATGGATGGGCAGTCGGTAACCGATCTTGAGCCGCCCCTGCATACTGGGTGCGCTTGCACGGTCGAGCCGGGTTAGGAGGCCATCATGGAATTCAAGAACATCAAGCTGCAACTGAAAGAAGGCGCGCCGGAGGGCTCGGTCCTCGCCGTCTTCAGCACCTTCAACGTCATCGACAAGGATGGGGATGTCACCCTGCCCGGTGCCTTCGAGGACGGCGCTCCCGTGCGCATCTCTTCCTGGGGGCACAAGTGGTACGAACTCCCCGTGGGCCGCGGCGCGATCCAGGTCGACGGGGAGCGGGCTGTCATGGATGGGCGCTTCTTCATGGACACGATCGGCGGAGCGGACACCTACCGCACCGTCAAGGGGCTGGAAGAACTCCAGGAGTGGTCTTACGGCTTCAACGTGCTGGACTCAGAGGAGGGCGATTTCGAGGGGCAACACGTGCGCTTCCTCAAGAAACTGGAGGTGCCCGAGGTCTCGCCCGTCATGAAGGGCGCCGGCATCGACACGGGGACGCTGGCGATCAAGGGATTGGAATTGACCTACGAACAAGGTGCAGACCGCGCCGACGCCTTGCTTGCCGAGGTGTCAGCGTTCGTTGAGCGCTCTAGGTCGCTTGCTGACCTGAGAGCGAAGGACAGCCGCACATTCAGCGCGGCAAAGAGGGACAGGCTGGCGACTCTGCTGAAGGCGCTCTCCGAGGTCGGCGACGACCTGGGGCAGCTCCTGAAGGAGACGGAGCCTGTCGACACGGCGCTCTTTGAGCGCCTTGAGTTGGAGTATCAAAGGACGCTTGCGGCGCTCCCGCAGGTGGGTTAAGGAGGAAAACGAAATGACCAAGCTGGACGAAAAGAGGGCCGAGCTCGAAGCGAAGCAGGCGGCCCTGCACGCCATCTTCGAGGAGATGGGCGAAGACCTCGACGCCTCGAAGGTGACATCCATCAAGGGCGACAGCCGGGCGATTGCCGCTGAGATCAAGCGGCTCAACGACGAGCTGAGCGCTATCGGCGCGGAAGTGGAGGAGCTCCAGGCCGTCGCCAAGGCTGGGGACAACGTCAAGAGGATAGGCGAATACCTGAACGCCCCCGCGAGCGCGATGGTTCACCCAAGCGCCGGCGCGGGCAAGGCCGATGTGCCGTTCAAGAGCCTCGGTGAGCTGTGCGTCGAGTCGCCCGCCCTGAAGGACTACAAGGGCGGTGAGGGTCCCAAGGCGGAGCTGGACGTTGAGCTCAAGACGCTCTTCCAGACGACCGCGGGCTGGCTCCCTGAGACCACGCGCACGGGCCGCATGGTGGAGTACGCCACCCGGCCCATCCAGGTGCTGGACATCATCCCTCAGGGCGCGACGAGCCAGGCGGCCGTCGTGTACATGGAGGAGACGACCTTCACCAATGCTGCGGCAGAAGTGGCGGAGGGGATAACATCTGCCGACTCCGCGCTGGCGCTGACCGAGAGGTCGAGCAACGTGCGCAAGATCGCAACGTGGCTGCCGGTGACGGACGAGCAGCTTGAGGATGTGCCCCAGGTACAGGGCTACATCAACAACCGCTTGACCTTCATGCTCAGGCAGCGGCTCGATAGCCAGGTGCTCGTCGGTAACGGCGCGGCCCCGAACCTGATGGGTCTCTGCAACGTCGTGGGCGTGCAGTCGCAGGCATTGGGCGCTGACCCCGTGCCCGACGCGATCTACAAGGCGATGGTGCTTGTCAGGGTTACGGGCCGGGCACTGCCGAACGCGGTTGTGCTGCACCCGAACGACTGGCAGGGCGTGCGCCTCCTGCGCACGGCGGATGGCATCTACATCTGGGGCTCGCCCGCCGACGCGGGACCCGCCCGCATCTGGGGGCTTCCCGTCGTGGAGACGGACGCCATCACCGAGAACACAGGTCTCGTGGGCGACTTCGCCAATCACTGCGAGCTGGCCGCTCGCAGGGGGGTGGAGATCCAGGTGACCAACGCCCACAGCGACTACTTCATCCTGGGCAAGCAGGCGATCAGGGCCGACCTTCGGGTAGCGTTCCCGATCTACCGGCCCACAGCGTTCTGCAAAATTACAGGAATCTAGCATCCGAGGGCGGGAGGCGGGGGTAGCCTCGCCTCCCGAAGCCCTTAGAAAGAGGTTGAACATGCCAGTCATAGACGGAGGAGTGGTAATGCCCGGCACTGGACGCCGGGTGATGGTCTTGGAGATAGGCGCTGCTGCCCTCGGTGTCGCCGCCGTTCTCCCAGCCGTAACCGACACCGGGGCACAGCAAGTCATCACGACGGGGATACTCCCGCTGGACAGGCCACGCCGTCTCACGGCAACGGCGGGCGGGACAGCCGCTGACATCAAGGCGATCCAAGTGACCGTCGTGGGCGTCGACCCCCTCGGCGCAGCGATCACCGAGGTGTTGCCGGTCTTCACGGTCAACACGGCGGGAAGCGTGACGGGGTGGAAGGTGTTCGCCCAGGTGACGTCGGTCACCATCCCGGCCCACGACGGCACTGGGGCGACGACATCGCTCGGGGCCGCAGGGTTGCCGGCGGTGGCTGACACCGATGGCATCCTGGCCGCCGTAACCGACAACAGCGCGCCCCAGGTGATCACGACGGGCATCATCCAGCCGGAGGTCCCGCGCAACATCACGGCTACCGCCGGGGGTACAGCGGGGGACATCAAGGCGATCGCGGTGGTGCTCGCGGGCTACGACAGGGAAGGGAACGCCATCACTGAGACGCTGCCCGTGTTCACAGTTGACACGCCGGGCACCGTCGCCGGGACCAAGGCGTTCGCCAAGGTGACCTCAGTTACCATCCCGGCCCACGACGGCAACGGTGCGACGACCGCTATCGGCTTCGGCGACGTGCTGGGGCTGGGACAGCGCCTCTCGCGCAACACGGTCCAACGGGCCTACCTCAACAAGGTGCTTGAGGGCACGGCGCCCACGGTAGCCTTCAGCGCGACGGTGCTGGAGAGCAATACCATCGACCTGAACTCGGCGCTGGCCGCCACGCCGGTCACCGTCGAGCTCTTGCAGACGTAGGAGGGAGGCTGGAATGACGATCACCACGATTGTCCCAGCGGGGGCGTCGGGTATTGGGTCAGCGTCGGTCATTGATCTCGTCAACCCCGCCGCCCAGAACACGACGGATACCTACGCCGCCGTCACCGGCAGCACGATAGACGCCCGGGCGTTCCGGTCGGTCTCCTACACCATCGTCAACTCGGCGGTGGCCAATGCGATCCATTGGAAGGTCCAGGGCGCCAACGTATCTGACTATTCGGATGCGGTAGACGTGAAGGCCGAGGCGTCGGTGGCAGCGGCGGGCATCGACAGCTACGCCGTCGCCCAGGCTCCCTACTCCTACTATCGCGTGGTGGTGAAGTCTGCCGGCGCGGGGAACGTGGGGATCGCTAACGTACACGGCGTGGCGAAGCAGTAAGGAGGGACACGATGCAGGCAGATAGGAACCTGTACCTCACCGCCGATCGCGCGCGTGTAGTCGAGGAAAACGACACCGACCAGCGCTCACTGCTGGTAGGGAAAGGCTGTGAGCTAGACCGCGCCGCCGCCGAAGAGTACGGCATCGAGGTCAACGACGGGAGGCTGGTAGTGAAGGGACGCGATCGGGCTGAGGACAAGCAGGTCGAGCCGGCTGAAGACAAGCAGGTCGAGGCTTCGGAGAACAAGGCGATCGTCCAGCCCGAGAACAAGAGGCGCAAGGCGCGGCGCAAGAGGTAGCCAATGGTAGCGGCAATTTCGGATGCCTACGCTTCGTGTGAGGAGTACAGGGCGCGCGTCGACCATATCGATGCCACGGACGACGACAGGTTGCTCTCCCAGCTCATGGCCGTCTCGCGTTACCTCGACCAGCGGCTGAGGCGCTTCTTCTCCCGCGATGCGGCGGTCGTGGTGCGCACGCTCGACGGCAACGGCCAGCGGCGCTTGTACGTCCCGGATATCGCCACGGCTACGGGGTTGATCGTCAAGGTCGACCTGGATGGAGACTTCGACTTCGACGCCGCCGATGAGACGCTGATACGCGACACCCACTTCTGGGTCGGGCCCGCTAACGCGGACAAGGGGCCGGAGGTCTGGCCGTTCGAGAACCTAGAGATCATACCCGGCAACGGGAGGCTGTGGCGCTGGCCCGAGCGTGCGCGGGCGGTGCAGGTGACCGCCTCCTTCGGCTGGCCGGCGGTGCCCGGCGCCATCAGGGAGGCGACGATCAGCGTAACGCGCCAGCTCAGGGACATGCTGGAGGCAGGCGCCACGCTCACCCTGCAAAGCATTGAGACGGCGGTCAACGTGTCGCCGAACATGAGCGCGCTCCTGTTGGACATGGAGCGCCAGTACGCCAAGCAGCAATGGTTTGCGTGAGATGCCAGCAACGACGGTCGAGGTGCAGGGGCTAGAGAAGCTGAAGGCCAAACTCGGACGGGCGCTGGAGCCCGTCGAGATGGGGCTTACTCAACTGGCGGAGTGGATCCTCAAAGATGCAAGGACGCGGGCGAAGCCCCACGCGGGGGATAAGGGGACGCTGGGGAATGCCCTGAAGGTTTCATTCGCGGGCAAGGGGATGGCTCTATCGGCAAAGGTCTATTTCCCGCCTGAAAGCATGGCGGCACGGCGAACGCAGGGGATCGCCATGACCGTTGAAGAGGGCCGTCGCCCCGGCAAGCCGCCGCCGGTGAAGGCGATAGAGCGATGGGCGAAATCACACGGGATAGCGACTAGGCCGTGGCTGCTGGCGCAGGCTATCAAGGCACGGGGCACCAAGGGGATTCACTTCATGGCCGGCGCAGCGGAGGCGGGCGAGAAGAAGGCTCACGAGCTCTGCAAGAGCGCAGCCGTGGCCATTGAAAGGAAGTTCGGTAGCTGATGGCTTGGGCAGACGCAAAGGCGCGCATTGTCGCTGTCCTGGAGACGCTGGAGATCACCGACTCGGAGATCAATCGCGTCTACCCGAACCCGCCGGGCACCATCGGCGATGTGCCGTGCGTGATCGTCTATCCGCCAGCGGTGACCGTGGACCGCGCCAACTCTGTGCGAACGAAGCACTACACGGTGCGCCTGCGGCTCCTGCTGACGGACGCTGATCTAGCCCAGGCAGCGGCCCTTGTCGACGCCTACCGGGAGGCGCTCATAGACCTCTTCGACGATGAGCTGACGCTATCGACCACAGCGACCGCTATCGAGGGGCCGACCGTCGAAGAGGCGTCATCCTTCACCTATGGGGCGAAAGCCTACACGGGCTTCGATGCCCTGCTGACAGTGCATATCGAGGAGGGCAAAGCCTTCTCGGGCTAGGAGGGAACAGCATGTGGAAATGGACAGGCGGTGACGAGTTCATCCCCGGCGTTCCAGCGGGCGATCTCACCGACGCGGAAATGGACGAGCACGAGGCCCGGACTCCGGGCCTGAAGAAGAGCGGCAAGTGGAAGCATGAACAGACTCCGGCCCCTGCGAAGGCCGACGCGAGAGGAGGCCCTGAATGACCATTCAAGCAATGCGATCGTTCCAGATGGGGAAGGAAGGCACCCGGGGCACGGCCGTCGCCGCCACCGCGCGGCTGGTCGGCGCGCTCGATATCACCCCCATCGACGAGGTGAAGCGCGACGTCACCCCAATCGGCGTGCTCAGTGAGGTGCGCGGCGGGCGCGATATCGTGATCCGCAAGGGCTCAGAGATCGCCCTTGAGATGGCGGTGTCCTACGAGCAGTTGATGTACATCCTGGCGATGGGCGTCAAGGGCGGCGTCGTCGGCGTGGGCACATCCCCGACAGTCTGGACGTACCTTGCGCCGGAGACCGCCGATCCCGCTCCCGACACGTTCACAATGGAGGCGCAGATAACCGACGGGACGACTCCCCTGGATACCGAGATCCCGTATGTCTTCTGCCCCGAGTTCACCATCTCCGGGGCGCTGGGCGACATGCTGAAGCTCAAGGCGGCGCTGGTCGGGCGCGCCCTGGCGACATCGACCTTCACGCCGGCCCTCACGTTCCCCACGGTCGAGCAGATCCCGACATCGCTTGCGAAGGTGTACATAGACGACACCTGGGCAGGGCTGGGCGGGACCCAGGTCTCGGCTCAGGTGTACTCATTCGACTTGAACTACAAGAGCGGACTGGGCATCGGTGAGCGCATCGACGGGCGGGCCACGATGGACTTCTCCAAGTACGAGTTCGGCCCGCACAGCGGGACGCTGGGCATCGTGCTGGAGTGGAAGACTACCGCTGCGGCGGAGAGGGCGAAG